CAATGTTGTTGCAACCAGAACTGATTGGAGCAGTTATAGGGGGTGCCAGCTTTGCTGGTACACTCCTAGGCTTAACCTCATATCTGTCACCGAGCACCGTGCCCCCGGTCATTGGGTACGGTTCCTTGGTTGCCAGTAGTCTGGTGCTCATCGTGACGGCCGTTGTCGTAACCCTCAGGAGTGTGCTGACCCCGTACTGGATACGGAGTATAAGCTCAAAAATTTCGAGGGGTACGCAACGGCAATGGCGTAGGGTCTTGGAGGAGGCCTGCCTTGTCCGCAGGTCTAGGTGCTTGTCCCATCCCCAATCGGCTGACGAAAGATCAACGATTTATGACGCCCTATCTAGGTTACTGGATATAGGGCCTTATAGGAAAGCTTGGTTTTTTCAAGCTGCCCCGCGGGATCAGCATGCCATGATCAATTTAGGCAAGCACCATCTGTGCCACTTTTCCAACGAGCCTCATTGGATTGTGGACATGAACTTTCCGGACCACCCATCCGTTGGGCCTGCCTCTGAGGGCCCTCCTAATGAGCCCTCCATTATGACGCTAATAGACACGGACCACTATTTGGACATGCCCAGCTATTTAGCTTCCTGGTGTAAGCCCATTTTGATGTTCACTTTCCAACCCACGTCGGTGTGTTGTTCAGGTGGGAACATCAACGGAGGCCAGGACTACACGTACCACTTTGATGATAAGAATGTGGTACACTACCAGGTTGGTACGGCTCAGTTCCACCACCAAGTGTGGAATTATGGTCGTACTGAGGTCTGCTATGCTGGAACGTTCTGGGGAGGTGCGGTTTACCATATCAGCAAAGTGCATGTGGGCAAAGACCATGCACTAGTGCTGATGCTCCCTGTAGTGAAAGTCCCAATGGTCTTCTCATGGCTTCTCCCACAGCTAATTGATGTGGGGGACACGCTAGCCAGGTATTCCCCATACCAGAAGACCGGGGCAACCGGTTACTATTCCTTGGACGTCAATTGGGGGGGGGCAGACGGTAAGGTTACTGCAATGAGTAACCTGGCGCTGGGTACAGGCCACGTCTGCTCGCGTAACCTGGCAGTTTTGTCATGCCAGGCTAGGGATGCCAATGTCCAATCGTTGAAAGCCTACGGATCTACAGCTCCTGCAAAAGGGGCCTTTTTGTCAACGTTTGGCGTTGGTTTGCCATCCAAATCTCGCGCTGAGGCAGTGTCTGAGCCCGTTACTTTATTCCTTCTGTTTAAGGAGGTTGGGCTCAATATCACTGGAGATTTTACCACGTACAACGAGCCTATAGGGTATCAAGACCCGAAGGTTAAGTCCACTGAAGTTGAGAAGCCGGTTGTGGAGATCAAACCTGGAGTGGTTTGCTATTCCACCGCTGAGGTACTCGTCCCCGAGAAAATTCATTCTTTGCCCACTTCGGATGCTACCGTGTTCGTTCCCACCGCTGACTCAGTTGAGGAGGCATGGGTCGAGCGCATGTATAAAGGTGAAGAGAAATCTCGGAAGGAAGGCTTCTCCACGAAGGAGGAGGACATTGTTGCGTGGGTTGGATGGCCGGGTGATCTGAAGGAATTCGCCGCAGAATTCGCAGGGGTTTTCTGCGATAGGACGCTCACTAGTTTTTTCGGGGAAGATAAAGTACATGAGCTGCCTTTCTGTGACGTTGAGGTGATGGAGAGCTTAGATCAGCCTAAGCACAAAGCTGAGAGACGCCGTCAAGTGCATCTTGAAGGTTTGTCTGATGTCCTGAAGGTATCTACCTTCCGCAAGGCTGAGGGCTATACGGAGCTCAAGGATCCGCGCCTCATTAGTAATTGTCCTTCTAACTTCAAGCATGAGTACTCTAAGTACACCTTGCCTATTGCCGCTGCGCTCAAGAGAACGGAGTGGTATGGGTTTGGCCAGGATCCCGCTGAAACCGGGGATCGGCTCTTAAAAAGAGTGCAAGCGTTTAAGCACTCAGATCGTGAGCTGCGTGACCAGTTGGGCCTACAATGTGTTGAAACGGATTTCTCCCGTTTCGACTCTACCATCACAGCCATGAGGTGCTTTGAGCATGAGCTCTTGAGCCAATTCTTTGGTCCTGAGAGCGAGGCGATTAAGCTGTGGAAGAAACAGCTCAACGCCAAACTCCAGGTCGGGAAAACCGTGCACACCGCAAAAGGTGCAAGACTATCAGGATCACCGGAGACTTCCATATTTAATTCCCTTGACAATGCGTGTGTCGCTCATATGGCTCTCAGGCGCGGTGGCGTTAATGGCCACTCTGCGTGGGGCTTGTTGGGAATGTATGGGGGGGATGATGGGGTATCTTTCGTTGACCCGAAATTGCTAGAGGCTGTTGTTTCTGAGCTGGCAATGTCAATAAAACCCAAAATTGTGGAACCCGGTGGGTTGATAACTTTCCTAGGGCGGTATTACGGTGAGCTGTGGGATGGGACTCCCAATAGCTGTTCTGACCCAGAGAGGGTGTATAAGTCCTTGGCCTATTCCACGAGTAGGACTCTGGCGCTAGCGGACGCTTGCTCTTTGAAACAGCAGGCTTACTGGCTAACAGATGCTGAGACGCCGGTCTTGTCGGAATTGGTCCTGCCCCCCACTAATGATAGCCTGGAGAAGTGCGAGATGGGTGATATCTCGTACGCCGCGTATATGTCCTGGAAATACCACTCTCGACCTATGAATGTTCGCGCAGAGTGGATGGTGGACTTATGGCGGGGTTACAGGGTGGTTGGCGGGATGATGTGCAAGGATGAGAGGCCCATGGAAGTCGCCAATGCAAAGGGTTACCAGGTGTCTGCGGCCTCCGAGCCCAAACCACCTGAGAAGAAGAAGTTGAAGATTATCAGGGCCGGGTCGGCCCCAACGACTTTGACTATCTCTAGGCCCAGTAGCACTGGTGGATCACCCGCTGCGCGGCGGGATGTTGCTTCAGCCATCCCCTTGAAAAAACAAGGGGATGCCGCGCGATGGTAAAGGAAGTGGACAAACTCACGCTAACGGAAACGGAGGCAAAGGTGTGCCAGGCGGAACTAAAAAGGGAGCTCCTGCACGCATGGGTAAGGGCAAAGGTGGCGTCGGCCGCGCATTCGGACCTGGTGGGCAAGTTTCACAAGTTTATGGCTCGTTACAACGAACTGTATCCCGGCCAATTCCCGCCGCACGTGGCGGGAGCACCAGGACTTTCCCCAGAGATATGATGGTGAGCAAAGAGGAGTACATTGGGGCGTTTACGATCACGGCAGCCACGTTCAGCTTGGTGCCGCCGTCGGCAACCTTTCCTGGGTTCGATTTGAACCCAGCCAATGGCTTGCTCTTTCCCTGGCTCTCAAACGTGGCGCCCATGTTTGAGAAATATCAGTTTGAAGCTCTGGAATTCATTCTGACACCGGGAAACCCCACCACGGCTGTGGGAAGATACTACATGGCGGTAGACTACGACTGGGATGATGCAGTGGCTACTACGGCGGTCCAACTGATGCAGAACCATGGATCTGTCATGGGCTCAGTTTGGGAACCGCTGGTCCTTCACGTAGATGTGGCCAAGCTCAACTCAGTAATAAAGCAGCGTTACGTTGCTGATGCCGTCCGCTTCGCGGACTCACAGCGCTTCGTATACGCTGGCTTCTTGATGGTGGGTGCTGTATCACCCGCCGCCACCGCTTTTGACCTATCGGTTAGGTACAAGCTAGCTCTCATCAACGAGTGCTTGCCTAACTCCAGCACCCTAAACGCGATTGGACTATCAACGACCGTGTTGGCTGCAGGCGCTAATACGTTGCACTCGCTACCCATGGTGACCGCCATGGGAAAGGTGCTCAGTGGCCTCAATGGAGCGCCGACCCTGGGTGTTTATCCCACAGGATCTGAAGCCTACTCCATTCCACCGAGTGCAATAGGGACTCTGTTGCTCCAGATCAGGGACAACATAGTCGGGACCACCCCAGCATCGTATGCTGCAGACACCATCTTGGACGGTGTGGTGTTTGATGGGAATGGGACATCGTTGGGCTACTTTAGCGGCCTTCCTGCTACGGTGGGCTCCATGATTCAATCCGGGGTGGACAGCGCCGCTACATGGGCTGCCGCATCCGGTTACAATAAGCGTGCGATCTCTATTGATCTACGCGCTCTTCGCGCTTTGTTCGCCACCGCCGCTTATATATTTCCCTATCTCTTCAGCACTGCTGGACAAACGCTGTCAAACCTGAACGTACAGGCGAAGTACAAAGAGCTCTAATACGTTGGCGTGAGTTCTCAACAGGCACGAATGACTAAACGGACGTGTGCCCGTCCCACCGCTCAGGCGGTGCCCCGAAAGGGGGGCCTTGCTCGCAA